ACATAGAGAGAAATACATTATTTTTATTATCAGAAGAATTAAAAAGATTTAAAAAAGAAAAAGGACTCAAAGACTTTAATGATTTATTAGAAGATTTTATCAACAAAGAATCTGTAAATAGTTTTAAAGTATTGTTTATTGATGAGGCACAAGATTTATCTTTACTACAATGGGAGATGGTAAGAAAGTTATGGTCCAATGCAGATAAAACTTACATAGCAGGTGATGATGACCAAGCAATATTTAAGTGGGCTGGTGCAGATGTAGATCATTTCATTGCACTCAAAGAAGAAGTAAATGATATAAAAATTTTAGATCAATCATATCGTATACCAGGTGGACCGATACACGAGCTCTCACAAAGAATAATTGGTCAAGTACAAAACAGATTTGATAAGGCATATAAACCAAGAACAGAAGAAGGTATATTAAGAAGATATTCTGATATTACACAAGTAGATATGTCAGAAGGTAATTGGTTAGTATTATCTTCAGCTAATCATTTTTTAGATGATGCAAAAGATTTATGTGAATTACAAGGATGGTACTATCAATACAAAGGTATCAACTCTGTACCTTTGAAATTATTACTAGCCTTAAATAATTGGGAGCATTGGCGTAAAGGGGAAATGTTAAATCATCTTGAGATAAAAAACATCTATGAATACCTTGGATCAAATGTATTAGAAGGATTTAGAAAAGGTAAAACATTACACGCTGATGAAAAATATACGCTACAAGACTGTAAAGATAAACACGGTCTGATAACCGATAAGGTTTGGTATGAGTCTTTTGAAGGATTAGATACCATTACTGAAAACTACATTCGTAATATGAGGGCGAATGGAGAAACACTAAACAAGAATCCTCGTATAACAATGTCAACTATACACGGAGCGAAAGGAGGAGAAGCCGATAAAGTTTTATTGATGCAAGACTTAACGAACGCAGCGCTTGAAACATTTAGTTATGACCCGGATGAATTACATAGATTATTTTATACTGGAGCGACGAGAGCGAAGCGTGAATTACACGTGCTAGATCCAAGAGACTTTAATCGAGCTTATATATTATGAACTGCTGGCACTGCAACACTGAATTAATTTGGGGTGGAGATCACGACATTGAAGATAATGAAGACTATGATATTGTAAGTAATTTATCTTGTCCTAACTGTCATTCAGCTGTTGATGTTTGGCATCCATCAGAAAAATTAATAAAAGAATATAAAGATTATGAGGAGAAAAAAAATGACAAATAAAGAAATATTTAAGAAGGCAACATATGATTCATTAGACAAGCAGGTGGGTGGGAAACACTACCGTGATATGAAAATTCAACCCGCACATTTTATAAACGAAAACAAGTTGCTTTTTGCGGAAGGCAACGCTATAAAATATATCTGTAGACACCAGTCAAAAGGAAAAGAGGAGGATGTGAGAAAAGCAATACACTATTTAGAAATGATATTAGAAAGGGACTACGAATGAGAAGTACCCAGATCCCGTTGTTTACTCCAGAAACGGAATGGGTTATGCCTGATGAATTAAAAGATCTTCGAGGACATAAAGAAATAGCAATCGATTTAGAAACTAATGATCCACATCTAATAGAAATGGGTTCAGGTAATGTTACCGGTAGAGGACACATTGCTGGCGTTGCGGTAGCTGTTGAAGGCTGGGCAGGATACTTTCCAATACACCACGAGTCTGGTGGTAATATGGATAAAAAATTAGTTTTATCTTGGCTACAAGATATATGCAATCAACCCGATACTACATTTATATTTCACAATGCGATGTATGATGTTTGTTGGTTAAGATCAGCAGGCGTAGATATCAAAGGTAAAATAGTAGATACAATGATTGCAGCATCATTGATTGATGAAAATAGATTATCATACCGATTAGATATACTAGCTAAAAAATATGTAGGGATTGGTAAGGACGAAAGTATTTTACAAGCTGCAGCAAAAGAGTATGGACTTGATGCTAAAAAAGATATGTGGCGATTGCCCGCGATGTTTGTTGGACAGTACGCGGAGCGCGATGCGGAGTCTACATTAAAACTTTGGCAACGATTAAAAGTAGAATTATATGATCAAGAATTAATGGATGTCTTTACATTAGAGACAAAACTATTTCCTTGTTTAGTGGATATGAGATTCAAAGGGGTAAGAGTTGATCTTGAGAAAGCAGACTTTATTAAAAAAGATTTAATGAATCGAGAAGCTAAAATTATTAATAAAATCAAAGACTTAACAGGAATTAACGTAGAAATTATGGCAGCTCGAAGTATAGCAAAAGCTTTTGATAAATTAAAACTTCCATATGACAGAACAGAAAAAAGTAAAGAGCCAAGTTTTACAAAAAACTTTTTACAAAATCATCCTCACGAATTACCTCAAGCAATTGCAGAGGCAAGAGAGATAAACAAAGCACACACAACTTTTATAGACTCAATAACTAAACACGCAGTTGATGGTAGAATACACGCAGACATAAATCAAATACGATCAGATCAAGGCGGAACAGTAACCGGTAGGTTCTCTATGAGTAATCCAAACTTACAACAAATTCCAGCGAGGCATCCGGAACTTGGACCGATGATAAGATCTATTTTTATTCCAGAAAAAAATACTACGTGGGGATCGTTTGACTACTCACAACAAGAACCTAGAATATTAGTACACTATGCAAAACTACAAAACTTAAATGGTGTAGATGAAATTGTAGATGCATACAATGCAGGAGACGCAGACTTCCACCAGGTTGTTGCAGATATGGCAGGGATTGAGCGTAAGCAGGCCAAAACAATTAATCTTGGTTTGATGTATGGTATGGGTAAAAATAAATTGATGGCAGAACTAGGTTTAATGAAAGACTCTGCAGAAAAATTGATTAGACAATATCATAGCAAGGCACCTTTTGTTAAACAACTAATGGACAATGTATCTCGTAAAGCAAATGATCGCGGTAAGATTAGAACTTTAGGGGGTCGGGCCTGTCATTTTGATTTATGGCAACCTGTTCAATTTGGGGTTTTTAAACCTTTACCATTAGAACAAGCACGAAAAGAATATGATGAACCATTAAAAAGAGCCTTTACTTACAAGGCTTTAAACAAATTAATACAGGGATCTGCAGCAGATATGACTAAAAAATCTATGGTAGCTTTGTATGAAAATGGTATAATACCACACATTCAAATTCACGATGAAGTAGATATTTCTGTTGAGTCGGATGCGAAGGCAGAACAAATTATTGAGATAATGGAGTCTGCTGTGGAACTTGAAGTTCCAAACAAAGTAGATTATGAGAAGGGGGACAACTGGGGTGAAATTAAATAATGGCATACTTAAACGCAAACATACCAACTATCTATGCACAAGTTAGAAGGGAGTATTTATATGATTGTAAAAAACATCACGGAGAAGTTGAAGACTGTATTATCTTCGGTATTACTAGTATGGGGGGCCGTGCTATATTATTCCACGCTCTTATGGGTAACGGTGCAATATTTTATCGCTTACCAATTAGCGCGTTTATTCAAAAGGGATTTGACCCATCCGGAGTGCCCACAAGACGACTTGATGAATTGGAGCTTTGGAATTGTTTTTCTTATTACCCTACTGTCACTCATTGGTCTATCTTAAGCGCAGCTTCCGGATATTATTTTGGTAAAGATAAAAAGAAACACTATGGTGCATATTTATTTACTATTGACTGGGGACACCCAGATGCTAATATACTAGACACTGACCATTCAGAGATCCCGCACGAACATAAGTGCGCTCACATAATTGCATTAGACGATGGCAATTTTGCAGCACAACCTAACAATAGATGTATATGGGATTTACCTTCGTTTACTGTCAAAGATAATGTGCCTGATTGGAAAGTACAAACTAACGAATGGAACGTAGAAGATTCTGGTAAATGGAGAACTTCAGATACAGATGATTTCTTTTACGAGATCGAGGAGCAAAAAAATGATTGATAAAATTAAAAGTAAAGTTGCACATTACTGGTCAGACCACAAGATTGAATGTCTTGTAGTTGCAATTTTAATTATAGCTTACATAGTTAAGTAATGATTATGGAGTATGCTAGGATGGATTATAGATTCACAGCGATGTTAATTATTGCTCTCTGTCTCCTAGCATTCTTCGGAGGCCCTAATGCCCAATAAACCACTCAACATCGGAGAAGAGGCAAGAGTACAGATGCCGATGAAGACGGTTGCTAGTCTAATAGTGCTCGTAGCAATGGGTGTACTTGGATATACAGAGCTGACTTCGAGGTTGGTATCGTTGGAGACATCACGTGAGTTGTTTGAAAATGATTTGTTAAAAAAATCTGAACAGGTACCCGTGGACCAGGAGCAACATTTTTTACTCGAGGATCTTTATAAAAGTGTCGAGAAGATGGAAGAGACTCAAGAGATGAATATGACTAATAAAGTTAATATAGAATTTTTAAGAGATCAATTAGAAAAAGCATTAAATGATATAGAAGATTTAAAAGATAAGGTAAGAGCAAATGGTAACGGGGCGCATTAGTAGAAAAGTTTTAAATTATATTTATGAGATGAAAAGAACTTTCATCAACAAACGTTTACAAAAAGATTTAAGAAAAGAAGTAGAAACTGGCAAGAATGGTACACAAAAGTACGTTGTAAAGCAAGGTGAAAACAAAGGAAAAATTTTATGACAGAGTTAGTGGTAGCTTTACTTATGATTGTACACGGAGAAATTAAGGAGGCACGTATCCAAACTTCAATGTCTGAATGTCTCAAAGGGGCACGTACAGCTAGACGTGATGCTAAATCACACGTAAAGTATCAATGCCTAAAGCAAATGGCCGAGCTCGAAAAAAATATAGATGGATCTTTTTCAATAAAGAAGTTAATACTGGAGTAATGACGAAGAAAAATTTAAGATTCCAAGCCGAAGTCGTTAATGGTAAATGTCCAACCTGTGATCAGTTTACTATGTTGGTAAGTATTGATAGAGATTTTTTTAGGTGTATGAGTTGTGGAGCAGATTTAGAACAACACGTGAATGGTAAAATAACTTATCTGCCAGTTATAACATCTCCGAAAGATGCCAAGCCATTTGTAAGAGAATGGTTAGACGAAGATGGCGAAAAAGTTTAAAGATTTTGTAGGGCACGAAGCTACATTTCATAAGACATCGATTGGACGTACTCCAAGTAAATGTAAAATGAATAAATCAAAACGTCGTTCGTGGAAGAAGTATCGCGGCCAGGGGAAATAATGAAATTTTTATTAACGGTTTATATTTGCTCTGCAATGAGCGGGGAGTGCTACACCAACAAAGATTATCCAAAAGTATTTCCAGATCATCACGACTGTATAAGAGCAGGGCTATCAGAATCTTACGAGATTATATATGCAGAAGGTAACTTTACCAAAGATGAAATAAACAACTCCCAGTTGTATCCTAAATTTACTTGTATTCCTAAAAAAGACGAAGGCAAAGTAGTTACTTAAGAATTATTCTAAACTGTCTGTCCGTCCCAAGAAAGGGACGAACAAACAAAAGGTGTGAGAAGAGACTTTCTTTTTATATTA